TTATCCGGTAAGTTACTTAATACAACCTGTTGGAGTAGGATCAAGCGTTATCTTTGTTGATAATATAAGGCCAATTTTCAATCCAATGAATGAAAATAATGTATCTTTAGAGTTCCAAAAAAATGTTACTATAATTTCGCAAGATGTAAAAGTTTCTGCAAGTGCAACGGCAATTGTTTCTGCTGCAGGAACAATATCTTCAATAGTCATTAATGATAGTGGTTCTGGGTATGATAGTGTTCCAATAGTATCAATACAAAGTCCATTGGGAATATCGACAATAACAAGTACTGCAACTGCATTTATAACTTCTGGAATAGTAACTTCAATTTCTATTACAGGAGTTGTAACGGGGTATTCCCAAGAAAATCCACCATCAATTTTGATTGAACCCCCAACTTTCCGTTATGAAAGCAATAAAGTAATATCATACTCTGGAGATTTTGGAGTCATAACAGGAATTTCTACAGTATCTGTTGGTGTTGCATCAACAGGAATTGTTTTTGATTTTGTAATTCCAAAAAATTCTTATTTTAGAGATGGTTTAGTTTCTGGAATTACTACTATAACAGGAATTACTACTATAAGTGGAATACAAACGGGGTATTATTTCGTTATATCAAATTCAAATATTGGAAATGGAGTTACTTCTTTAAATTCAAGTGGATCTGTAATTGGTATTTCTACTAATTATTTGGATGGTGTTTATCAAGTTGCTTCAGTTTCAATTGCACAAACATCTGTTATTGGATTGGGTTTAACATATGTTGCAAAAGTTACGGTAAGTGTTTCTGATTATAATGGATTAACTGGTATTGGATATAGTAATTATTATGGTGACTATAGTTGGGGAAGAATAGTATTACGTTCCAGATCAAAAGAAAATTCATATAGTGCATACACACTAAATGGATATAGTGGAATTTCAACTGGAACTGTTATAAAGAGATCAGTACCATTAAAATATTTAAATTACACCTCATAAATAAATAAAAAACCCAACAAATGTCCGCAATTATAACTGATCAGATTAGAATACTAAATGCTAAGAATTTTATTTCTGGAGTAACTACTTCAACGAATAACTATTATTCTTTTGTTGGATTACCAAATCCAGCAGATATTCAAAGTGATTGGGACACTTCTCCTCCTGCACCAAAAGACAACTTTAATGAAGAGAATAATTATTGGGATACAATGATTGCTCTCAAAAAAATTACATCGTCAGATGTTCGTCAGGTTGTTCAAAAAAGAACATGGGTTTCTGGAAATACTTATGATTATTATAGACACGATTATAGTAGATCAAATGTAGCAAATGTTTCTGGATCAACAACTTTATATTCTTCCTCTTTTTATGTTTTAAACAGCGATTATAGGGTTTATATTTGTCTTCAAAATGGAACAGATCCAGATAATCCAAAAGGGAAACCTTCTCTTGATGAACCAACTTTTACTGATTTAGAACCAAGAGCAGCAGGAACTAGCGGCGATGGGTATATTTGGAAATATCTCTATACAATTAAACCTGGTGATATTGTAAAATTTGAATCTACTGATTTTATGCCTGTTCCTTTAAATTGGGAGACTAGTATAGAAACAGCAGCAATAAGAAACAATGCAGTAGATGGATCATTAAAAACCATTATTATTACAAACAGAGGTGTTGGAGTAGGTGCAGCAAATAGAACTTATACTAGAGTCCCAATAAAAGGAGATGGAACTGGAGCAGAGTGTACTATTACTATTAATAATGACCAACAAGTAGAATCTATAGTAGTATCAAATCAAGGATCTGGGTATACATATGGAAATGTTGATTTAGTATCAGGTAACGTTCCAACTGGTACAGTTTCTCCAACATTTGATGTTATAATTCCACCAAAAGGAGGTCATGGTGCAGATATTTATAGAGAATTGGGAGCATATAATGTTTTAGTTTATTCAAGAATTGAAAATGATACGGAAAATCCCGATTTCATAACAGGAAATCAGATTGCTAGAGTTGGTATTGTTGAAAATCCTGTTGTTTTTAAGCCCTCAGATAATAAGATAAGTGCAGTTTACGCTATTAAATTATCTGGAATAGGATATAGTTCTGCAGTTTTTTCTCCAGATTCTTTTATAACTCAAACAATAGGAACTGGAATTACTGCAGTAGGTAGAGTAATTAGTTATGATCAAACAACTTCTGTTCTAAAATACTGGCAAGATAGAACTTTAGCTGGATTTAGTACGGTGGGAATTGCACAATCTACTCCATTATATGGATATGAATTAAAAGAATTTACAAGTACTCCTTTAACTGGAGGAAGCGTAGTTATTACCGGAAACACCGGAGCAACTTTATCAATAGATACTAATTTTTCTGGTATATCAACAACAATAAATAATAGAACCTACTATCTAGGACAAGATTTTGTAAATGGTCTATCAAATCCAGAAATCAAAAAATACTCTGGAAATATCATTTACGTTGATAATAGACCTTCTATTACTAGATCAATAAACCAAAAAGAAGATATTAAAGTCATTTTGCAGTTTTAAAGAATTATGTCTCAAGTCACTAATTTAAATGTATCTCCATATTTTGATGATTTTGATGCAAACAATGACTACTATAAAGTTCTCTTTAAGCCTGGATATCCAATCCAAGCAAGAGAATTAACAACACTCCAATCAGTATTACAAAACCAAATTGAAAAATTTGGGCAGCACTTTTTCAAAGAAGGTGCCAAAATTATTCCAGGCAATACTACATATAATCAATTTTTCTACGCAGTAGAACTCAATAATACATATCTTGGCGTTCCTATTGATGCATATGTTGATCAATTAGTTGGTTCAAAAATTACAGGAGAAACTTCTGGAATTACTGCAGTAGTTGAAAAAGTTCTTTTATCAACAGATTCAGAAAGAGGCAATACTACGTTATATGTAAACTATTTGAGTTCTAGTACACAAAATAATTCAACTGTTCAATTTTTAGACGGCGAAAATTTAATAACAAATATAACAATAACTTCAGGACTTTTAGGAAATACTACAATTACTGCAGGAACTCCTTTTGGAATTACTATAGCAAATAGTTCAACTTCAACAGGTTCTGCATTTTCTATATCTGAGGGTATTTATTTTATTAGAGGATATTTTGTAAATGTATCTAGCGAAACTCTTATTTTAGATCAATATACAAATAACCCAAATTATAGAGTTGGTTTATTTGTAAATGAAGAAATTATTAATTCTGATATAGATGAAACATTAAATGATAATTCACAAGGATTTAATAACTATGCTGCTCCAGGAGCGGATAGATTAAAAATCTCAGTATCTTTGTTTAAGAAAAATTTAACAGATTTAAATGATACAAATTTTGTAGAACTTGCAACCATAGAAAATGGAGTAATAAAAACAGTAAGATCTTCTACCAACTACAGTTTAATACAAGATGAATTGGCTAGAAGAACATATGCAGAATCTGGTGATTATTATGTAACACCCTTTGATGTAAGTATTAAAGAATCTCTAAATGATGGTTTAGGAAATAAAGGTATATTTAATCCAGGACAATTTACTTATAATGGATCTGTAGTTTCTGATAACCTTGCAGTATACCAAATTTCTCCAGGAAAAGCTTTTGTAAGAGGTTATGAAGTAGAAACAATATCTCCAGTATTTTTAGATTCTCCAAAACCAAGAACTACAGCATCTCTCAATAATATTGCAATTAATTACAATACAGGGTCTACTTTGACTCTCAATAGAGTACATGGATCACCTATAATTGGTATCGGAAATACTTATGTACTAAGTTTAAGAGATTCTAGAGTTGGATCAGCATCAACTACACCTGCCGGAAAAGAAATTGGTATTGCTAGAGTTTATGATTTTAGATTGGAATCTGGATCATATGAAATAGATTCCGACCTTAATAGATGGGGAATTTCTTTATATGATATCCAAACTGTTACTGAAATAACTTTGAATGAACCAATAACATTAAACACACCTTCATTCTTTAAAGGAAAAAGTAGCGGAGCAACAGCTTTTCTTAAAAATTCGGTAACAAATAGTAAATCAATATCTTTATATCAAAAGAATGGAGATTTCGTTCCTTTTGAATCTTTTATTATAGATGGAATAGAAAACAGCAGAGTTGCAACAGCAATAACTTCATATAGTATTTCTGATGTTAAATCTGTTTATGGAATAGTTGGGACGGCAAAAACTTTTAATGCAGATACAGTACAATCTGAATTTTTTAATGTAGGATTTGCTACTATTACTCCTTCTAGTAGTGGAATTAGTACAATAATAACTAATAATCCAAACTTTCCAGGAAATATTGTTAAGGTAGGAAATTTAGTAAAATTTAGTACTACAGATGCTCAAGATCCAGTTTATGCAAATGTAGTAAGTGTAGGAAATACTTCTGTAACAATTTCTGGGATTGCTACTGTAACTGGCATAAATCAAGGAGGTCTTTCTACAAGTCTTCTTACAGTTTTTGATTTGAAATTATTATCGACTAGTTTATCAAGATCTAATGATGACACTTTATATACTGCATTACCTAGACCAAATGTTGCTTCTATAGATTTAACTGAAGCATCTTTAACTATTAGAAAAACATATCCTGTCGTTATTTCTGGTGGTCAACTTTCAACTCAAGTTGTTGCGAGCACTAATGAAACATTTTTGCCTTTTGACGAAGAAAGATATTCTTTAATTAGATCTGATGGTTCAACAGAAGTTTTAACCTCCGATAAATTAGATTTTATTGATGGTTCAACAAAACTTCAAATTTATGGATTAGGTTCTAATGATCCTTCTGCGACTTTAGTTGCTACTTTAAGAAAAATAAAACCAAAATCAAAAATTAAATTAAAAAATAGAGTTTCTTCAATTATTGTAAATAAATCAAAATATTCTTCTTCAGGAATAGGTTCAACAACTCTTAATGATGGTTTAATATATGGAAATTATCCATATGGAACTAGAGTTCAAGATGAAACTATTTGTTTAAATGTACCTGATATTATTAATGTTTATGGTGTGTATGAATCAAGAACAACCCAAGATCCATCAGCACCAACTTTAGTTTTATCTTCAATAACAGGACCAACTACAAAAACAACTGACTTAATAATTGGAGAGCAATTTACAGGACAATTAAGTGGTGCAATAGGAGTTTATGCCGAAAGGTTAACAGATTCTCAAATATCTTTTATTCCATTAAATGAAAATACTTTTAAAGAAGGAGAATCTATAGTTTTTTCTGAATCAAATTTACAAGCAGTAATTGTTACAATAGATTCTTCCAGCTCTAACATTTCTTCCAATTTTAAATTTGATAATGGACAAAAAGGATCTTTTTATGGATATGGAACTATAAATCGTACAGCATCATCAATAGAACCTTCAAAAAGAATAAAAATATATTATTCAAGTGCATATTATCAAAATGAAGATGATGGAGATATCACGACCATATCATCATATTCTGGATTTGATTATAAAAAAGATATTCAAATTAGCAATTCAATAAGAAATTCAGATATTATTGATATTAGACCAAGAGTTTCAAATTATTCTGTTTCAGAAAATTCAAGATCACCTCTAGAATTTTATGGTAGAAGTTTTAATGCTTCTGGAAATTCTGCCGCTAATATTTTGGCGTCTGATGAAGAAATTATTGCAACATTCTCATATTATCTTGGAAGAATTGATAGGATCTATATTAGAAAAGATGGTACATTCCAAGTTAAATATGGAGTTCCTTCAGAAAAACCAGAAAAACCAATATCAGTAGATGATGCATTAGAAATAGCTAAAGTTATTTTACCACCTTATCTTTTTGATATATCTCAAGCATCACTTGAATTTCTTGATCACAAAAGATATAGAATGTCTGATATTAAACAACTTGAAAATAGAATTAAAAGTTTAGAATATTATACTTCATTATCTTTATTAGAATCAAATACTGCAAATCTATTTGTTGCAGATTCTAGTGGGTTAGATAGATTTAAATCTGGATTTTTTGTTGATAATTTTAGTTCTTTAACTTCCCAAGAAAATGGAATTCCTTTTGAAAACAGCATTGATTTTAAAAACAATGAATTAAGACCAAAACATTATACGACAGCAGTTGACTTGATTCAAGGTCCCGTTGAAGGAGTATCATCACAGGAAGATCTTTTATTCCAAATTCCGCAAGGAAATAATATTAGAAAAACTGGAGATCTAATAACACTAGATTATTCTGAAGTTGAATGGATAAAACAATCTTTATCTACAAGAACAGAAAATGTAACACCATTTGTAATTAGTTTCTGGCAAGGGACTATTGAATTGATGCCTTCCTCCGATACTTGGGTAGATACAGTTAGACTTGATGCAAAAATAATTAATACTGAAGGAAATTACTCTCAAGTAATGGCTCTTGCATCACAGCAATTTGGAGTAGATCCCCAAACTGGATATGCACCTACTGTTTGGGGGGCATGGGAAACAAATTGGACAGGAAAGGAAGTCATAGAAACTGTTAAAATAAGTAGCGATACTTCATATAAACACGGATATTATGGGTATTATGGATACTGGTGGAGGGGATATCCATATGGTTACTATGGTTACTATGGGTATTGGGGATACTATGGATATTATGGAAGATATTGGGGATATTATGGCGCTGTTACCACAGTAACTCAAGATACTTATAGAGAAACTAAAGAAACAGGAGTACAATCTAGAACTGGAACAACCACATATGTTACAGAACAGATTGATACAACATCAATAGGGGATAAAGTTGTAAGTAGAAATTTAATACAATATTTAAGATCAAGAAACATCCAATTTGTAGCTAAAAATGTTAAACCATTAACACAAGTTTATTGTTTCTTTGATGGCATTGACGTAACAAAATATTGTACTCCAAAACTTTTAGAAATTCAAATGATTTCTGGAGTGTTTGAAATTGGAGAAACAGTAATAGGATCTATTACAAAAACTGGACTGGATGAGACAACTTTAAATGAAAGTAGTCCCCAAATTACTTTTAGAGTTGCCCAACCGAATCATAAAGAAGGTCCATATAATATCCCAACTTCAACTTATACAGTAAGTCCATACACAAATCAAACAATTCCAGCAATTTATTCTTCCACAAGTAATGTATTAAATATTGATACATTTTCTCTTTGTGCTCAATATCAAGGAGAGTATAGTGGATGGGTACAACAAAATATGACTTTAGTTGGAAAAACTAGTGGCGCCCAAGCAACTATCACAAATGTAAGATTAGTTTCAGATGTATATACATCTTTGATAGGAAGTTTTTACATACCAAATCCAAATGTAACTACTAATCCAAGATTTGAAAATGGTTCTAAAACATTTACTATAATAAACAATGAAATAAATGATAAAAATCTTGCATCTACTGTTGCAGAAGAAACTTTTATTTCTAGTGGAACTATAGAAACTGTACAAGAAAATATTATTTCAACTAGAAATGCAACTATTGTACAAAAACAAGAGGTACAAAGTGAAGAAGTATCAAGAACAACAGGGCCTCAATTAGTTAGCACTGAAGTAGTAGCAAAAACAACAAATTGGTATGGTTGTCCTTGGTGGGATCCTCTTGCACAATCATTCTTAGTTCAAGAAGAAAGTGGAGTTTTTGTTACTAGGTGCGATTTGTTCTTCAAATCTAAAGATGATTCAGATATTCCTGCGTTGATTCAAATTAGAACTATGCAAGGAGGATATCCAACTCAAACAGTATTACCATTTTCTGAAGTAATTCTTAATCCAGAAAATATTAATACTTCAAATGATGGGTCTGTTGCAACATCTATTGCTTTCAAATCTCCAGTTTACTTAGAAGGTGGTAAAGAATATGCATTAGTTGTTGGTTCAAATTCCAATAAATACAATGTGTTTATTTCTAGAGTTGGAGAAGTTGACATATTAACCCAATCATATATCTCAAACCAACCATATCTTGGATCTTTATTTAAATCACAAAATGCTTCAACTTGGGAAGCAAGTCAATGGGAAGATTTGAAATTTACTCTTTATAGAGCAAACTTCTTAAATTCTGGAAATGTTGAATTTTATAGTCCAGAACTATCTACAGGAAATTCTCAAATTCCAACACTACTTCCAAATTCTATCATAACAAATTCAAGAGTAGTTAGAATAGGATTATCCACATCATTAGCAGATTCTGGACTAACTTTAGGCAATACAGTTATTCAAGAAGGAACTTTTGCATCTGGAAATTATGTAGGAAATGCAGGAATTGCTACAGGATCTTTGCAGATTATTAATGCTGGAATAGGTTATACTCCATCTTCAGGAATTTTGACGTATTTTAATGTTGCATTGGAGTCAATAACAGGCAATGGAAGAAATGCGACAGCTAATATTACTATTTCCAATGGTGTTGCTATAGCGGCTACTATTTCGAATTCAGGAAATGGTTATTCTGTTGGAGATGTTTTGGGTATAACTACGATTGGTGCTAATTCCGTTGGAAGAAATGCAAGATTTTCTTTAGTTTCAATTGCAAGTACTAATGAACTTATTTTAGATAATGTTCAAGGAGAATTTTCTGTAGCAGGCGTTGCAGTAACGGTTCAATACATTAATAATTCAGGAATAACAAGTGCATTGAATTTTTCTTCTGGAGGTAATGTACAAATATCAGAAATTAATGTTGATTCTGATGGTCTTCATATTTTGGTAAATCATAAAAATCACGGAATGTATTTTGATAAAAATAGAGTTACGATATCTGGAGTGGAATCTGATGTACCACCAACAAAATTATCTTCAACATATGCATTTGATTCAACATCATCTATCCCAGTTGATGATACAAGCAATTTTAGCACCTTCGAAAATGTTGAAGTTAGTGCATTAAATCCTGGATATGTCTTAATTGGTAATGAGTTATTCCAATATGAATCTTTTACTGCTTCGTCTCTTGATAACATAACTAGACTTGGATATATAGATCCTACATCTTTTGTTACATTATCTCAACCATCAATAACATATAATGCTGGGTATTTAGTTTACAAATATGAATTGAGTGGGGTTTCACTGAAAAGAATCAATACTACTCATAATTTAGAAGATGTTACTGTAAATGATCCAATAACTTTTGATTCTTATCATATAAAACTCAAAATGGATCAAAATGGAACAGATAGAAGTTTTGAAAATTATTTTGCTAAATTATATTTAAATAAAACAAAATCTACAGGAGGATTTAATATAAAAGCAACTCAAAATATTCCTTTTGAAGTTATTACTCCATCCATACAAAACATTACCGTACAGGGGACATCTCTTAGTGCAGAGTTGAGAACAATTACTGGTTCAAGTATTAGCGGCAATGAAGTTCCATTCGTAGACAAAGGATTTGAACCGGTAACTATTAATACCACTAATTATCTTAATAGTCCTAGACTAATAGCATCTAGAGTAAATGAGAATTTAAATCTTGGATTTTTACCTGGTAAAAAATCTTTAAATTTAAGGTTATTGCTAGAATCCGTAGATCCTAGAGTAAGTCCAGTTATAGATACGCAAAGAATTAGTGCAATCTTAACTTCTAATAGAGTTAATAGTGTTATACAAAACTACGCTACTGATAATAGGGTAAATACATTAGGAACAGATCCAACTGCTTTCCAATACATAAGTAAAGAAATTACTTTAGAAAATCCAGCAACTTCTATTAAAATATTGGTAGATGCTTATATTAATAATTATTGTGATATAAGAGCCTTCTATGCTATTGGGGAATCTCAAAACTTTATTCCAGTATTTACTGCTTTCCCGGGATATAAAAATCTAGATTCCAGAAAACAAATTATTAATTTTGAAGAAAGTGACGGATTATCTGATGTTTTTGTTCAACCAAGTGGTTCATTTGGATTTGATTCCGGTAGTATTGATTTTAGAGAATATAGTTTTACTGCAGACCAACTACCATCATTTAGATCTTATAGAATTAAATTGGTATTAACATCAACTAATCAAGTTTATGTTCCTAGAGTTAAAAATTTAAGAGTAATAGCACTTGCTTAAAACATTATGGAATATTTAAGAGTAGAAGGTCATAACGAATTATTAAGGGATCCAATTACAAATTCAATAGTAAACACAAATATGTCTGAATATCAACAATATATTGCTAGACGCAATGTTAAAAATGAAGAGAATCAAAAAGTACAAACTATTGAAGAAGATGTTGCTAGTATGAAAGAGGATTTGGACGAAATTAAATTTTTACTTAGGAGTTTGATAAATGGATCCTGATAAAATAGAACTTGAAAATTTAAGCAAAAGTTTTGAATATTTTAAAGTTGCTTCTGAAATTGATAATATAACTGATATAGAAGATGTTAAAAATGTGGCAAAATGTTATTATAAATTGTATTTGAAACAACAAGAAGTTGTTTCAAACTTAATGTCTTCTAGTCTATAAATACTTAAAAGAGTAAAAATAAATGGCGCAACCATCTACTAGACAAGAACTAATAGATTATTGTAAACGAAAACTGGGTGCGCCAGTTTTGGAAATTAACGTTGCCGATGAGCAAATAGAAGATTTGGTTGATGATGCTGTCCAATTCTTTCAAGAAAGGCATTTTGATGGGGTATATCCTACATTTTATAAGTATAAAGTAACACAAGAAGATATTGATAGAGGTAGAGCAAAAGGAATAAATCAAAATAGTAACGTTGGGGTAGTGACTACTACCGTAAATACAAATATAGTTGGAACTGCAGTAACTTTTTCTTATTTTGAAAATAGTAACTATTTACAAGTTCCGCCAAATGTTATCGGAGTAAATAAAATTTTTACTTTCGATAGCGCAAACACAATTACTCATAATATGTTTAGTGTGAAATATCAATTATTTTTAAATGATATTTACTATTGGGGAACTACTGAACTTTTAAGTTATGCAATGGTAAAAACATACTTAGAAGATTTGGATTTTCTTTTAAATACTCAAAAACAAATTAGATTTAATAAAAGGCAAGATAGACTATATCTTGATATTGATTGGGGTTCAGTAACCAAAGATTATTATTTTATAATTGATTGTTATTCAACTTTAGATCCTAATGATTATTCAAGAGTTTGGAATGATTCTTTTATAAAACCATATTTAACATCCCTAATTAAAAAACAATGGGGACAGAATATGATGAAATTTACTGGTGTTAAACTTCCAGGTGGTGTTGAATTGAATGGAAGACAAATGTATGATGATGCTCAAAGAGAAATAGATGTTTTAATGGAAAAAATGTCTAGTACTTATGAACTTCCTCCTCTGGATATGATAGGTTAATCTATGCTTAACCCATTTTTTTTACAAGGATCAAAAACAGAACAAAGTCTAGTGCAAGACTTAATAAATGAACACCTCCGAATGTATGGGGTTGAAGTTTATTATCTTCCAAGAAAATATATCACAGAAAAAAAAGTAATAAAGGAAGTTATAGAGTCTGTTTTTGATAATGCATATCCAATAGAAGCATATGTGAATACTTATGAAGGTTATAATGATAACCCAACCATACTATCAAAGTTTGGTATTCAAGCACTTAATGAAATAACTGTAACCATTTCAAGAGAAAGATTTAAAACATATATATCACCTCTCATACAAAATCAACCAAATATTAAATTATCATCAAGACCAAAAGAAGGTGATATTGTATATTTTCCCTTAGGTGATCGTTTATTTGAAATAAAATACGTAGAGCACGAAAAACCTTTTTATCAACTTCAAGGTCTTTACACATATGAATTGAGGTGTGAACTCTTTAGATATGAAGATGAAGTTATTGATACTGGTGTAAATGATATTGATGATAATATTGGCGGGACTGGTGATGGAACTGTTCCTATAGGAAATATACAAAAACTTACTATGATTGGAGTTGGAGTTACTGCAACTGCAACTCTAGGAATTGTAAATGGCGGTGTTAGATTTATTACTGTTACAAATCGTGGAGGTGGATACACAAGTGTTCCAAAAGTGGGTATTTCTTCTGCACCCTCTGGAGGAAAAACTGCTTCCGCAATTGCAACAATGATTGGGGGAATTGTCGTTTGTACTGATAACACAAACCCACAAGCAAAATCTGTTCAAAGCGTCGAAATCATAAATGCTGGGTATGGATACACTGTTGCTCCAGGAGTGAGATTTATAGGTGGGGGAGGAAAAGGCGCTACTGCAACAGCAACAATTGGTAACGGAATTGTTGGTATAATTACTGTTACAAATTCTGGAAGTGGTTATGTCAATTCGCCCCAAATTACCTTTACTGGAATTTCATCCGTTTCTGCTGCAGCAACTGCAGTAGTATCTGCAGCGGGATCAATTACTGAAATAAGAATTACAAATGCAGGTCTTGGTTACACTCAAGCGCCTACAATTACTATTGGTAACCCATCACTTATATCAACTGGAAGTTTTAAATTTAACGAAATTGTAACTGGAACAGAAAGTGGAGTTACTGCAAGAGTAAGGTCTTGGAATTCTGTTACAAATATTCTTGAAGTTTCTCAAGTAACTGGTGAATTTATCCCTGGAGAAAATATAGTAGGAAGCGCATCTAGCGCATCACATTATTTAAGAAAAATTGATACTTTTGCAGTTAAAGATGGATTTACTGGAAACGATGAAATAGAGGAAGAGGCAAATAAAATTATAGATTTTAGCGAAAATAATCCTTTTGGTATGCCTTAAAGCATAAATAGAATTTATTATGATTAAATCATCATATAAGGGATAGTAAAAATGTTTGAATATTTTTATCACGAAATTTTAAGAAGAACTGTAATTGCCTTTGGATCATTATTTAATGAAATAGAAATTAAACATAAAAATAATGATGGTACTGTTAAAAGTGTAATTAAAGTTCCTTTGGCATATGGCCCAACTCAAAAATTTCTTGCGAGATTAGAGCAATCTCCAGATTTAAATAAACCAGTTCAAATTACATTACCAAGAATGTCATTTGAATTTACTGGGTTGACGTATGACTCAACAAGAAAAGCAACAACTACTCAAACATTTACTGCAAAATCTGTTGAAGATGGGACAGAAACAAAAAAAACTTATCTTCCAGTTCCATATAATATGCAATTTGAACTTAGCATTATGTCTAAGTTAAACGACGATGCTCTTCAAATTATAGAACAAATTTTACCTTATTTTCAACCAGCATACACAATGACAGTTGAATTGGTTGATATTATTAATGAAAAAAGAGATGTTCCGATAGTTCTTGAAAATATTACTATGCAGGATGATTATGAAGGTAATTTTACTACTAGAAGAGTTTTAATTTATACTTTAAGATTTACTGCAAAAACATATCTGTTTGGACCAACTTCTTCCGCAACCAAGGATATTATCAAAAAAACTACGGTCAGTTACATTGCTGGAGATACCACAAATACTCCAACAAGAGAGGTTGTTTACTCCGCACAACCAAGAGCAATTCAAAATTATACGGGTACTATTGTAACCAACTTATCTAAAGATATTACTACGGAAGATACTTTAATTACAGTCAATAATGCTTCTTCCATTTTACCCAATACTTACTTGGATATTGAAGGAGAAGAAGTTTATGTAAAACTTGTATCTGGTAATGTTCTAACTGTTGATAGAGGAAGAGATGGAACAACAATTACTTCTCACCTCGCAGGATCAGAAGTTAAATCAATCACTGCTGCAGATAATTTACTAATTGAAGATGGCGATGATTTTGGATTTAGTGGTTCTAACTTTTGATGTATTATGAAAATGACAAAAAAATTTGACGATTTAAATGAGGCATTTAATGTTACTGCAGACATAGTTCCCGCAGTTAATACAGATTCTTCTATAGAAAAAATAGAAAAAATAGCATCAACAGTTGATGACATTAAGAAAGATTATGATTACACGAGAGGTAATCTTTATTCTTTAATTGAAAAAGGACAAGAAGCAATTAATGGAATTCTTGAATTGGCGCAAGAAAGTGAAATGCCCCGTGCATATGAAGTTGCTGGACAACTTATTAAAAGTGTAGCAGATGCAACTGATAAATTGATGGATCTTCAAAAGAAATTAAAAGATATTGAGGAAGATAAACAAAAAGGTCCTACTACTGTCAATAATGCCTTGTTTGTTGGTTCCACTGCAGAGTTAGCAAAATTACTAAAACAACAAACTCAAAATGAAGACATTTAAACAGTTTCAAGAAGACTGGAGTAATAAATATAAAAAGAGTATTGATTGCTCAAATCCAAAAGGATTTTCTCAACGTGCTCATTGTGCTGGGAGAAGAAAAAGAGCAAAAGGTGAACAGACTAAATCAAAACCTATTGAATAATGCCTAAAATCAAGTCGCATAAAACAGTTGAGCAAATTGCAAAGAAGCATCGTCTTGATGTTTCTTTTATACAAAAGCAACTTGATATGGGAGAACCTATTGAACACGAACATACAAAAGATCATGAACTTGCTAGAGATATTGCTCTTCAACATCTAGATGAAATTCCAGATTATTATACTCGTTTGAAAAAAATGGAAGCGGATGCCAAAAAGCATCATAAAAAGTTTAAAGATGTAAAAGAGCAATCTACGAGTGATGGTTCTCTTAATTATGAATGGGATTATCCCGTTAATCCCGAAAAAATGAGATACTGTCCAAAATGCAAAAAAGATGAGACTAGAGAAGATTGTCAATATGGAACAAAATATTGGGATTTGTTTTCTTTACCATCAAAATTGAAAGAAGAAACTAGAAAAAGGGGAAATCTTCATAAATGGTTTCAAGATTCAGAATCAACAGATAAAACGCCAGGTTGGGTTGAAGTAATCTCTGGAGAACCTTGTGCCCGTGAAGAAGGTGAAGAAGATGAAACTCCTAAGTGCGTTTCTTCGGATAAAAGAAAAAGTATGACCAAATCTGAAAGAATATCAGCACAACGAAGAAAAAGTGCAGCAGATCCAAATCAACCAGAAAAATCTGGTGCAGCTAAACCAACATATGTTCCCACAGATTCACCCAAAAAGAAAATGAAAGAAGAAATGGACTTGCAAGAAGTAAAAGATAAACCAGGAAAGGGTAGTGGTAAAAAAGATGCTTGTTATCATAAAGTAAAGTCTCGTTATAGCGTTTGGCCCAGTGCATATGCTTCAGGAGCACTTGTAAAGTGTCGTAGAGTTGGTGCTGCAAACTGGGGCACTAAATCAGAAGCAACTATGCATGAAGAAGAAAGATATTGTCCTTTATGTAATAAAAGAGAAACAAGATCCGAATGCTCTTATGGAGAAAAAGCTTGGGACAAAGTTTCGGTAAAAGACGAAGAGTATTCAATGGCTCGTTCTGAACTTTCTACAATAGAAGACGCAGTAAAGAGACTTAAAGCAAAAGTTGGAAAGGGAGAGGGTTCTTTAGAAGCGTGGGTTCAATCAAAAATTACCAAAGCAGCGGATTATATTGATACTGCAGCAGATTATATTACAAGTGGTGAAATGGCAACTGAAAATGTTGAGCGTGGTCCCATTTTACCATTTAAAGAAAAGGGTAAAAGAGTTTTTTCTAAAGATGAACAACCAAAAAGAACGGGAGCAAAACTTCCTAAAATTAACAAAGAAGAAACTTTAGTTGATAAAATTACAAATGAAATATTAGATGAAAAGTGCTGGACTGGTTATAAAAGAAAAAAAGGAACACCAGAATTTGCAAAAGGTTCTTGTGTAAAGAAAGAAGATGTAACAATTGAAGATGCTGAAGGTAATACATTTGCAGAAGTAGTTGATTTAATCAAACCAGAACCAATCAAAGGATTTAAATCTCAAGTAGATGAAGCAACAAGACTTCAAGCACAAACAGGTAATGTAATTGGTGTTACTCTTTCTTGGAGAGGAAAATATTACTCTATGAAAATGTTTTTTCCTCAAGTCAAAACACCAACACGCAAAGAAATAAATGACGAACTACAAAAAGTTTATCCAGGTTCTGTAGTTATCTATCATTCTATTTCTGAAATTCAACCAGGACAACCATTAATTCAAATGTGTGGTCCTCAAGGGGGAAGTTCTGCAAAACCTGGACCATCAAACAATTATGTAAAGACTATGGGAGAAGAACTTGAAGTTGATGAAGATTGGCAAAAAGTCAATCGTCAAGATAAAACTGATGGATTAAGTCCTGCTGCAGTGAAAGCTTATCGTAGAGAAAATCCAGGTTCAAAACTTCAAACTGCGGTAACTGAGAAAAAACCTAAAGGGAAGAGAGCAAAACGTCGTGCTTCATTCTGCCGGCGTATGAAAGGTATGAAATCTAAACTAACTTCAGAAAAAACTGCAAGAGATCCAGATTCTAGAATTAATAAAGCACTACGTCGTTGGAATTGTAACTAATAATTGAGGTTTTGTTATGCCAAATAATGATGTTTATCTTGGTAATCCACTATTAAAAAAGGCAAATACAACTCACGAATTTACTGAAGAGCAAGTTCTTGAGATTGCAAGGTGTATGAATGACCCAGTTTATTTTGCAAAAAATTATGTAAAAATTGTGACTCTGGATCATGGTCTTCAGCATTTTAAACCATATCATTTCCAAGAAAAATTAATCAATAATTTCCACAAGCACAGATTTAATATCTGTAAGATGCCTCGCCAAACTGGAAAATCAACTACTGTTGTTGCATTTCTTTTGCACTATGCAGTATTCAATGACAACGTAAATATTGGTATTCTAGCAAACAAAGCAGCAACGGCAAGAGAACTTTTAGACAGGTTGCAAACTGCATATGAAAATCTACCAAAGTGGATGCAACAAGGAATTGTTTCCTGGAACAAAGGATCTTTGGAATTGGAAAACGGAAGTAAAATCTTGGCTGCTTCTACTTCTGCTTCTGCGGTTCGTGGTATGTCATTCAATATCTTATTTTTGGATGAATTTGCGTTTGTTCCAAATCATATTGCCGATTCATTCTTTGCGTCAGTATATCCTACAATTACTTCAGGTAAACAAACAAAAGTAATTATTGTATCAACTCCTCACGGTATGAATCATTTCTACCGAATGTGGCACGATGCAGAAAAAGGAAAAAATGAATATGTATATACTGATGTTCATTGGTCAGAAGTTCCAGGTAGAGATGAGGAATGGAAAAAACAAACTATTGCGAATACTTCAGATTCTCAATTTAAAGTAGAATTTGAATGTGAATTTTTAGGTTCTGTTGATACGTTAATTGCTCCAAGTAAACTTAGAACTCTCGTATATGACCACCCCAAGACCCGCAGTGCTGGACTAGATGTTTATGAAGACCCAGTAGAGAATAATGATTATCTTATCACTGTAGACGTTGCTAGAGGCGTTGGTAACGATTACTCTGCATTTACTGTAGTTGATATTACACAGTTCCCACATAAAGTAGTTGCAAAATATAGAAATAATGAAATAAAACCTATGCTTTTCCCAAGTATAGTCCATGAAGCAGCAACTGCGTATAACAAAGCATATGTTTTATGTGAGGTGAATGACGTTGGAGATCAAGTTGCAAGCATTCTTCAATACGATTTAGAATACAGCAATCTTTTAATGTGTTCTATGAGGGGAAGAGCAGGACAAATTGTGGGACAAGGATTTAGTGGCAAAAAGACTCAACTTGGAGTCAAAATGTCAAAAACAGTTAAAAAAGTTGGTTGTCTCAATCTCAAAACCATGATTGAGGAAAGTAAATTACTCCTAAATGATTATGATATTATTTCTGAACTTACAACTTTTATTCAAAAACATAATTCATTTGAAGCTGAAGAAGGGTGTAATGATGACCTTGCAATGTGCCTGGTAATTTATGCTTGGTTAGTTGCCCAAGATTATTTTAAAGAACTCACTGACCAAGATGTAAGAAAAAGATTATATGAGGAACAGAGGAATCAAATAGAACAAGATATGGCTCCCTTTGGATTTATTTCTGATGGATTGGATGGAAATAGTTTTCTTGATGTTGATGGCGATAGATGGTTTGTTGATGAATATGGTGATCGTTCATATATGTGGGATTATCTTTCATAATGGACTTAGATAGTCAAATAGGACTAGGACACTTATTACTATCTGATAGAAAATGTAGAATTTGCGGAGAAACTAAAAATTTAATAGATGGATTTTATAGAACTCGTAAAGATAGAGGTCCTGTTGCTTCTTCATATTCTTACGAATGTAAAGATTGCACGGTAAAAAGAATTGTCAGTAAAAGGAAAAAAACTATATTGCATTTTGAAGACCAATATCCTGATTGGTAATTGTTCACGTCACATTTCCCCCATGTAAAGTATCGTTTTAATAAATAATTTTTAGATAAACTGAGACTTTACGGAGAAAAACATGGCGACTCCTCAATTATCTCCAGGCGTACTCGTCAGAGAGGTTGATTTAACAGTAGGAAGAGCTGATAATGTTTTAGATAATATTGGTGCGATTGCTGGACCTTTTCCAATCGGACCTGTTGATTACCCAATTGACA